TACTTTGGCTGAATACGGCAACACGATTACCACAACCGCAAAACTCCGTGGAACAGCGTTCTTGGACGTTGATGCAGCAGCAGCGAACCTTATTGGTTACAACGCTGGTGACTCATTGGACCAGGTTGTTCGCGAAGTGCTTGCTGGTGGAACCAACGTTGCATACGGTGGCGGTGGATCATCTGATCCTTCAAGCCGTGTAACGGTTGCAGCAGAAGACATCATTGAAGCCAACGACATCCGTAAGCAGACTGCTGCTTTGCGTGCTGCAAACGTTGCAACCTTCAATGGTTACTACATGGGCTACATCCATCCTGACGTGTCATACGACCTTCGTCGTGAAACCGGCAACGCATCATGGAACGCACCTCACGTAGCTGTTGACACACAGAACATCTACAACGGCGAAATCGGAACCTTTGAATCAGTACGATTCATCGAAACCCCACGCGCAAAGGTGTTCACTGACGCATCAAACGGAACCAGCACAACTGGCAACGTTGACGTGTATTGCACGCACATCATGGGTCGTCAGGCTCTTGCAAAGGCATACAGCCAAATTGATGGCAACGGTGCTTTCGCAAAGGTCGTTCGCGGCCCTGTGGTTGACTCGCTCATGCGTTTCAATCCAATCGGTTGGTATTGGCTCGGCGGTTATGGCCGCTTCCGCGAAGCTTCGTTGCGTCGCATTGAGTCGTCATCCAGCATTGGTGCTAACTAATAGTTAGTTAGTCCTCCCACAAGATGTGGGGTAGCCGAGTCCCCTCGCTCGGTTGCCCCACTTTTTGTATTTGGTATAGTCTTTTAGACGAAAGGTTTGTATGTCAATTTCTAACTATGCGGAATTAAAGATTTTGGAACACACCACGGGCAAGACTGCTTGGACTATTCCTTCAAACGTGTATGTGAAGTTGCATACTGGTGATGCTGGTGAAGATGGCACATCTAATGCGGCGACTGAGGCCACTCGTAAGGTTGCGGCTTGGGCTACGGCTTCGTCTGGTGCTATTGCGACTTCTGCGACTTTGGAGTGGACGAACGTTTCTACTACTGAGACTTATAGCCATTGGTCGTTGTGGGATGCGGTGACTGCTGGTAACTGTTTGTGGACTGGTGCGCTTTCTTCATCGGCTGCGGTGACTGCTGGTGACACGTTCCAAATCACTTCTCTTACTTTGTCGCTCGACTAGGAGGATAGCCTTTAGTGGCAACGAACTTTCCTTCTTCGCTTGATGCGTTGACTAATCCGACTGGTTCGGACACTCTTGCTTCACCTGACCATGCTGGTCAGCACGCGGATTCTAATGATGCGATTGAGGCGTTGCAGGCGAAGGTTGGTGTTGATTCTTCTGCGGTGACTTCAAGCCTTGATTATAAGGTTGCGCAGAAGATTGATAAGACTTTGGTTGATGCTAAGGGTGATTTGATTGTTGCTTCGGCTGCTGACACGGTTGGGCGTTTGCCTGTTGGTGGCACGAATGGTCATGTGTTGACGGTTGATTCGGCTGAGACTTTGGGTGTTAAGTGGGCTGCGGGTGCGACAGGCCCACAGGGAGCAACTGGTGCTACTGGTGCAACAGGTGCTACGGGAGCAACGGGTGCTACGGGTGCGACTGGCGCTACAGGTGCGACTGGTGCTACGGGTGCTACGGGTGCTACGGGTGCTACGGGTGCGACGGGCGATAACTATTCGGTCGGTTATGTCACAGGTGAGCAATATTACGCACCATACCGAACTTCTAATACAAATCTAACTATGACGCTGAATCGGACACAATACAACATGATTTTCATACAAGGTGCCATCACAGTTGACCGCATTGCTATACGCACGCACAGCAACTTTTCGGGCACCGCAGTCGTTCGGCTCGGTCTTTACAATGCATCAAATGGTCAGCCGTCCACAGTCGTTTTTGACGCAGGAACAGTGTCTTGCACCGCCGCCAACACCGTTTACGAAATCACAATAAGTCAAACCATTCAGCCCGGGTGGTACTTTACCGCTTGCAATACGCAAACCGCCGCCAGCACCAATACATTTGCTGCAACGGGAAGTGCTTACCGTGAAGGCATTACTCTCGTCGGTACAAACATTGACGTCAACAACCGAGACAACTGGCATCAGGACAGCGTTACGGGTGCGTTTAATACGGCGACGAGTCTAACAAAACAGGACTCGTCCGTTATTGTGTTTTTCAGGAAGTCGTAGATTATGGGCAGAATAGTTTCTTACGGACTCGGCGGATACGACCCGAGCAAACCGAACAACAACCTTATTTCGGAAGTTGAATATCCCGACGAACCAACTTCGTTGAACCCAGTTGGAGTCATTGCAACGCTGAACGCTGTGTTGGGCTTGTGGACTTTAAGCGATGCCGCCAATGTTGCAGGAGTGACCGAAGCCGAACTTATTCACGAAGCGCAAGCATGGTCGGTTGGAATCACAGAAACACCAGACGAGCCACTAGTCGAAGAAACAGAAATCTAGGGGTGTAGCCGATGGCTACCTACAACCAATCTGACATCCTGTACTCGTCCGCGACGACGACATACAACCAAGTTTCCGCAGCAATATCCAGAACCGCAACAGGTTCAGGTGTAGGCACACAGACCGCAATAGGTGTCCACATCAAAGTCCGTCCCGCAACAGGTTCAGGCACAGGTACGCAGACCGCAACAGGTGCCCACATACAGGTTCGTACCGCCACAGGCTCAGGCACAGGAACTAGCACAACAACATTCACGTTTTTCAGTTTTGTTTACAGCGACGGCTCATCCACAGCCACAGGCACATCATCAACCACAACCTTCCACATCAAAGTCCGTACCGCCACGGGTTCAGGTGTTGGCACACAATCCGCATCTCAAACAACAACAGTCATCCGGCAGGCAACAGCCAGCGGTATCGGAAACCAATCAGCGACCTCTCTACTGACCTCAAAACGGACAGCCACAGCCACAGGTACAGGTACGTCTGTTGTTGTTGGGGCAAGACTTAAAACCGAAACCGCCACAGGTTCGGGTGCTTCGGTAGATATTTTTGCGGTGTGGATGAAATCCCACATCTTCCGTGTCCCGTTCACCTACACCTATCCAGGTGCCACATACCGTGATGAGGGTGCAGCAAACCGTTTGCAAAGATACAACCGAACCAACATCCGTGTACTCAACCTGTATGAACTGACTGACGGAAGCTACACAACAGTCGATCAACGCGATCAAGGTCAGGTAGTCAAACTGTGGCTAGGTGGCCATGACCATTTCCTAACTGACGCAGAAGTTGTAGAGTTAACCGCAGCAGGATTCGGAGCAAGCATCACCTAATGGCTATCTTTCGCACACCAACAGACAACTTTTCCCGTAAGACATTCCCTGAGATGTTCACCAAAGGAATTGTGCTGTCACAAGAACAACGACTCGCCAACCGTTTAGCATCCCATGTTGCCCCAACCGCTAGAGGCAGGAACGTGTACCTGCTAAACACGGGTGCATATACCGAAAACCAACCTGGTGATATGACCACGGTGGCAAAGGTGTACTACGGTGGGCATGAAATTGAAGTAGATGCTGCTGAGGTAGCATCGCTGACAGCAGCAGGATACGGGAGTTATATCAGTGGTTAAACATCAAGAAACGCACCCCCATTTAGATGTTGAGGGATGCTTCGGTTGCAAGATTGCTTATGTTGGTATTGGTGCTGACGCTATGCCGTCGCGTGGTGGCAAAGCCCGTGTCGCAACGATCAACGATAAGGACCGTGTGCTAGACAAGGACCTAGACGCATACCAGCGTTTACGTCGTAACGGGGTTCAGCCTCGCAAGATTGACGGTGCAGCCAAAGTTGAGAAACGAGCAGAAGAAAAATGGCAAGTCGAAACGGGAATACTCCCCAATACCTGAGCCTTGTCGGGGTGAACCTACCTCATGTGGGGTACGGCAAAATGGTGTCCGGTTTACGGGACGCGCTATCAACCAAAGTTGAACTGTGTGATGACGCTGAACGGGTTGTCTTTGCTCTCAGACCTAACCTGATTAAAGGTTGGACTACAGGGCAGAACCCTGCGTTGCTTACCATGTGGGAAACGAACTGGTTGCCACCACAGTTCTCCGAATATCTGCACCTATTTGACACGGTGGTTGTGCCATCTATGCACAACTGGGAATTGTTCTCACAGTTCCATGACAACGTGCGTGTAATACCTTTAGGGGTTGACCGTGAAATGTGGTATCCAAAAGCTCGACCTGAGAACGATAAGTTCCGTATCTTGTGCGGTGGATCAGAGTGGTATCGCAAAGGCTTGGATGTTGTACTCAAAGCGTTCCTGTCACTGAATCTCCCTGATGCTGAACTGCACATCAAGATCGTCCCCCCGTATCTGTCTGCCCCACCGAACCTGGATTACCCGAATGTGGTGGTGCATAACAAGTGGATGACTGTTGAAGCCGAAGCAGATTTGGTGCGTTCCGCTGACTGTTTCGTGTCGGTATCCCGTGGAGAGGGTTTCGGGTTGATGCCGTTGCAGGCCATCTCAGCAGGTGTCCCAACGGTTCTATCTGACGCACACGGTCACAGAGAGTTCTCTGATCTAGCAACCCATCGAATCCCCACCCGTTCAGTACCCACCAATGAAGGTGTATGGCAGAACATGGGTGATTGGGATGAACCAGACTTTGACGCTTTGTGTGACGCTCTAAAGGATTTGCACAAGAACCATAAGCGTTACCGGCAACAAGCAGAAACCCATGCTGGTGAGACAAGCGCGTTCAACTGGAACACGGCAGCCGATCAGTTGCTACAGGTGGTCAAGCCGACAGGCAACAGGGTTACTGGTAAGTGGAAGGCGTTGGAACCTGAGTGCGAAATTGAGGTCATCAGACGGGTGCAGGCTGACATCGGTGGGCATCGGGTCGAACTTACGCCAGGCATAAAGCACCGTGTAGTGTTGAATGTACGTGACGTTTTGAAAGCAGCAGGACTATTAGCATGAAAAAAGATAAGCCAGTTTGGGAGACACCAAACCCTAAGAAGAAGTCAAAGAAGCTCAGCCCGAAGAAGAAGGCGATGGCTAAGGCATCAGCGAAGAAAGCTGGCCGTCCTTACCCGAATTTGATTGACAACATGAAGGCAGCAAAGAAGAAGTAATGGCTAAGTCCCCTGCATGGCAACGCAAGGAAGGCAAGAACCCTGCTGGTGGTTTGAA